TGCGAAATCTCTCCCCCCTGGCGCATAATAGAAAAACATAGGAGGTTTATTTAGAATGGGACAATCTTTAAACTCTCGGCGATATTCCAGTGTTTATCGACGTATCAGAAAAAAAATGCTGGAATCCAATCCAATCTGCCATTATTGCAGACTTAATGTTGCGGACACTATTGATCACGAACCTCCACTTGCGAGCTTTCCAAGTCCAGAACTGTGGGTTGGAAAGTTGTACCCTTGCTGCGCTAAGTGCAATTCCAGTCGCGGAGCTAAATACTTGAATAAAAAGAAAGCGATACGTATGAGGTCCAGACCGTGGTAGAACCTTTAGAGATATACGTTCTGCCAATTAAGGAACTGACACCTGATCCAAACAACGCTCGCATTCATAAGCGTAAGTCTCTGGATGCCTTATGCGAGAGCCTGTCTACCTTTGGGCAACGTAAGCCAATATTGATTACAAAGGACAAAGTTGTCATTGCAGGGAACGGAACCTTAGCTGCGGCACAGATACTAGGGTGGCAGACCATCAACTGCACCTATGTGCCATCTGAGTGGTCGCAGCAACAGATTACGGCCTACGCCTTAGCAGATAATGCAACGGCTGAGTTGAGTTCCTGGGATGAGGATTTGCTACAAGTACAACTAGAGGGACTTAAAGACTTAGAAGCCAATCTTGGCGTTTTAGGATTGCCAAAGGTAAAGACAAACTTAGACGATATAAAGGAAGCCGAGGACTTTGACGAAAACAAAGTCAAGGTTCAAGCAGGTCAGCTTTGGATGCTTGGAAATAACAAATTGTTATGTGGCGACGCTAACGACGTTAATAGCTACAAGAGGCTGTTGGGCGAAGATAAAGCAGACTGCGTTTGGACCGACCCACCATACGGCGTGGCCTATGTTGGCAAAACCGCCGATGCGCTGACCATAGAAAACGACAATCTTTCAATACCTGAAATGGCTGCGTTTCTAACATCTATATTTAATTTGGTGGTAGATGCAACAAAGCCTGGAGCGGCTTGGTACGTTGCTGCGCCGCACGGTCGCGTTGGCCTTGCCTTCTCGCAAGCTTTAGATGCTTTGGACGTTTGGCGGCACAGTCTTGTATGGGTCAAAAACACATTAGTTATGGGTCGAGCGGATTACCACTACAAGCACGAGGTCATATATTACGGTTGGACTCCTGGCGGCCCACATAAATGGACAGGCGACAGAAAACAGGACACGCTGTTTCATTTCGACAAACCAGCTAGATCTGAGGAACATCCAACAATGAAGCCTGTAGCGTTAATAGCTGCAATGATTGCTAATTCAACCGCACCAGATGATGTCATACTTGATCCATTTATTGGCAGTGGCTCTACGCTATTAGCAGCCGAACAGTTAGGCAGGCGTTGTTACGGCATAGATATCGAGCCTAAGTATTGCGCGGCAACGATTACGCGCTGGCAAAACTTAACTGGCGAAAAGGCGGTTTTACTTGATGGCTGAGGTAGATACAGAAATACCAGAACAAATGCGGCCTTTATACGACGCCGTTATAGCTAGATTAAACCGTAAGTTAACCGAGGTAGAACTACGCACGGTGCGAATGCTTTGCTGGTCCGCGTACGTCCATCAGACGGCCATACAAACGGTGGCGGAGACAGGCTTATTGGTAAAGTCGCCAAGAGGAGCCATAATTCATCCATTGGTTAAAGTGGCAAAGGATGAAGCTGAAGCTTTTATCAAACTGTCTAACCAGTTGAACCTTCGACCTACGCAAGACGGTGGAACCTCGGATTTATGGGACCAGCTGGCTTCAGAATTGCTAGGCAATGCCTAAGAAAACGGTCGTTACCCTTATACCACCGCGTTGGGGTACTACAAGGGACAAGCGTCGCAAAACTAGAGGTCCTTCGCTGGCCTTAGTAGCGCAAGCGATGGGCTTCGAGTTATTTCCCTGGCAAAAATACGTGGTCGACACTGCTATGGAATATAGAAACGATCATTACGCTTATCGAACGGTCGGCGTTGCTGTAGGCCGCCAGAACGGTAAAAGTTCGTTAGTAGCTACTCGGATTGCCTTTGAGGCTATATCACCACGGCATCGCATTGCCTATACGGCTCAGGACCGTAATATGGCAAGAGCCAAGTGGGAGGAACACGTAGAGATACTTCTAAGCAGTCCATTTAAAAACAAAATTAAGCACGTGGTTAGAACAAACGGTAACGAACACGTTATATTTAAAAACGGCAGCACATATCAAATTACAACGCCGAATAATAAAGGCGGCCGTGGCTCCTCCCTTGATCTAGTAGTTATCGATGAAGCTTTAACTCACGATTTGTCTTTGATTGGCGCTTTGCAGCCAACTCTTGCTACCAAGCCAAATGGCCAACTTTGGATTCTAAGTAACGCAGGAGATGAACGTTCTACCTTGCTGGCTCACTACAGAAACCTGGCTCACTCTAATTTAAAAGACGGTCAATCAAGGCTGGCTTGGTTTGAATGGGCACCACACGAAGACAAGTTTGACCATTTAGATGAAAAGGTGTGGCGACAGGCAATTCCATCATTAGGGCAAAAAAAAGGTGTCACAATAGAAGCGGTACGTGAAGCCGCAAATACAAATGCACCAGAAATATTTACAAGGGAATGGTTAAACGTATGGGCTGCCAAAGAGGCTACACAGGTGATTGACACAGAACTATGGGACGGCCTAGTTCGCAGCGACGTGATCATTGGAGGAGACGTTGTGCTGGGCGTAGATATGACGCGAGAACGCGACAAGGCTTGCATCGCAGCCACAGGATTCGTTTCTGGCCTAAACCCCATTGAAATAGTCGATATGCGCGATGGAACCGCGTGGCTACAGCCGCGCTTGATTGAAGTAGCTAAGAAGTGGAACGCGACCGTGGTAATAGATACAGGCAGCCCTGCGGCTTCAGTGCTTGGCCATCTAGAACTGGCAGGGATCAAGGTGCTGGCTATCGGTCTGCAGGAGTACGCTCGCGCGTGTGGTAATTTCTATGACGCGGTGCAAGCACGGAGCGTATGCCATTTAGGTGATGACAATTTGCGCCAGGCAATTCTAGGTTCTGCAAAGAGACCTTTAGGAGATGCTTGGGCTTGGAACAGGAGAAGCACAAGCAATATAACTCCATTAGTAGCAGCCACACTTGCGCACTATGGAATGACAAATCTACCAACGGAAGTTCCAATATTAAGGAGCAGAATATTTTGAACCAGAAACTAGCTATTGTCTTACAACTTGCAGGAGCAGCATTAATGATCTATGGCGTGTCGGTTATTGACTGGCCATTTGCGATAGTATTAGGGGGACTTTTCAGCATCCTCTTTGGCGTGGCTTTGGAGAGAAGGATTAAATAATGCTTGGACGACTTCTTAAACGACAGATTCAACCTTCAGTCGTTTATACCTCGTCTGGCTATGTAGATTCACTTGGCCGTGTAGGCCGCGCTTTCCAGGCGAACTGGTCAGGCACGTATGTAGATACAAATACTGCGCTAGGTGTTCCAGCTATTTATCGAGGCGTAACTTTGATTGCTGATGCAATTGGCGCTCTTGGAATACATAGTTATAGAAACGGAAGACTCGTAACGCCAACTCCTAAACTATTAGAAAGACCTAATCCACAAGAGACGCGCATAGAAACTATATCCGCAATGGCAGCGTCTTTGATTCTAGATGGTAATTACATCGCGGTCTTAGGTCCTTCTAACGCTAACGGCCTTCCTGATTTCTTTTATCCTGTAGCAATTGATCGCGTAAACGTAACGCGCAAAGACGGACAAATAATTTACAGAATAGACGAGCGACAATATGACGCAAGTGAGATATTACATATAAAAAACTTTGCTTTACCAGGAGAGTTCTTTGGCCGTGGCATTGTACAAACGCAAAAACAGGCCATAGGTAAAGAAATAGCTATCAACGAATATGCGTCGAGATATTTTGATGGTGGGGTGAATCCTACGGCTGTTATTAAGTCAGGTAATCCTGATTTAACACAAGAGGAAGCGGAAGCATTAAAGTCTGCTTGGTTGGCGATGTATAGCGGCCGCAACAGAATGCCAGCAGTACTCAATAGCACTACAGATTTCGAGATTCTAAGTAGCAATGCTCAAGAGTCGCAATTGATAGAAGCACAACTTGCTGGTCTAACAGAGGCTGCAAATATTTTAGGACTACCTGCTTATTATTTAGGCGCTCCTAACAGTTCAAGAACTTATGCAAACGTTGAACAAGAGAACCTGCAACTTGTAAGATGGTCAATACAGCCAATAGCAGAACGCATTGAGCAATCATTGAGCGATCTATTAGTGCGCGGACAGTACGCCAAGTTTAATTATGATGCCTTACTAAGAACTGATACTTTATCAAGATACCAAGCACACGCCGTTGGTATTTCTAGTGGATTCCTAACCGTAGATGAGGTGCGCGAAATGGAAAACAGAGACCCAATCACACCAGTGGATACAGAACCGATTGATACTGAGGAACCAGATCTCAGCGATGTTGGAGAGGAAGAAGATGACGACGTCGAGTAATGAAATTCGCAGCTATGCTTTAGACCTAGCTATTAGAGAAGATGCCGAAGGCCGCACCATTTATGGAATAGCTGTGCCTTACGATAAAGAGCAAAGAGTCGCTGGCGATACAACAGAGGTCTTTAGAAGAGGCGCTTTTGCAGATGTGATAAAGGCTGCCCATCGCGTCAAATTACTGAGAAACCACGACGTTAAAAATCCGATAGGAAGAGCCACTTTACTACGAGAGACCGACGAGGGTCTTTACGCTGAATTTAAAGTATCTAAGACGCGAGAAGGCGACGATGCTTTAGAGCTAGTAAAAGATGGAGCGTTAGATCAGCTATCGATAGGCTTTATGCCAATTAAGAATCGCAAACGCCAAGATGGTGTTATTGAAAGGCTAAAGGCACATCTGGCCGAGGTTTCATTGGTTACCTTTGGCGCTTATGGAGATATGGCTACCGTTAGCGGCGTACGCTCCAATGTAGTCAACGAAACCCCACGTTTAGACGCTGCAAAGAAAATCCTAAATGCCTTACAACATAAGCAGTAGCCATCCTGATTGCGATGGATTTGCCGTAGTTAAAACGGCAAATAATGAGTTGATGGGATGCCACCGCACCGAGGCTCAAGCCCAGGATCAACTAGCGGCAATTCAACTTGGGGAGTTTGGCACTAGGGCGCTGCCAGATAACTATCGACCAGCAAACAGTCCTGACGTACCACAGGGCCGTGCTTGCGGTAATTGTATTTATAACGAGAACCTTTACTGCGTTAAATGGGAAGATGAAATAGCGGTTGATTATTACTGCAACGCTTGGGAACCGACCCAGACTCGTACCAACCGCGCCTTAGCTATACTTAAAATGCTTAAAAATATACAGTAGGATTATCCAGAGTAAGACACCTCGGTAAGGCCGATGCGACACCTCGCTAGTTGCGACACCTCGCTCGCCAGACTCGACACCTCTGCCAAATATCAACATATTATTTAGGAGAGCATTGTGGCAAACACATTTCTAGAGTCTCTACGCGAAAAGCGCGAGAGCAAAACATCAATGATTCAGACAATCGTTGATCGCGTTGCTGAGGAATCACGCGACGTGAGCGAGGTCGAACTCGCAAACATCGAGGCATTAAATCTCGAAGTAAAAAAGCTCGATGAAAGAATTGAGCAGATTTCAGATATTGAACTACGCAACGCAAAGGCAGCAGACCTAGCTGCAAAGGTTGATGCAAATATGCCAGCAACCGAAAAGCGTGAATCAATTAAGGTTATTAGCGAACCTGTTACTTATTCTCAACGCAGTGAGTACAGCTTCCTATCAGATGCTGTAAAGGCGCATTTCAACACCGATGTAGATGCAGCGGATCGTATCCGTCGTCATCAACAAGAAATGAACGTTGAATACCGCGCAGCTGGAACATCAAACTTTGGCGGCTTAGTAGTGCCTCAGTATTTAGTGGACCTTTACGCTCCAAAATTGAGAGCAGGAAGACCATTTGCTGATGCTTCTCGCAAGCACACATTACCTCCACAAGGAATGTCGGTCGTGCTGTCCCTCATCGGAACTGGTACATCTGTAGCGGCGCAAACATCACAGAACACAGCTGCGGTAACTACTGATCCACAAGATTCAACACTAACCATCAACGTTAATACCGTTGCTGGACAGAACTCAGTTTCAAAGCAAGCATTACTACGCGGTTACAACTTAGAAAGTATCGTTCTCAGCGATTTAATGCGCGCGTACCACACCGAACTAGACAACTTGCTGCTTAACGGCACAGGTTCAAACGGTCAACCTTTGGGAATTCAGGGAATGACAACAGGTATTTTGGTTACTTACACAGCAACCACAGGTACGGTTGCAGGTCTGTATCCAAAGATCGCAGATGCCATTCAGCAAATTCAAAGCACACAGTTCGCGTCGCCTAACGCAATCGTTATGCATCCACGCCGTCTGGGCTTCCTACTTGCTGGTCTTGATGGCCAAAGCCGTCCGCTTGTCGTTCCAACCGCATACAATCCAGTCAATGCAATCGGAACAGGTGAGGGATACCCTAACTACGGTAACAACTCTGGTTATTCAATTCTTGGTTTGCCAGTCATCACAGATGCAAATATCTCTACTGCTGTCGGTGCAGGTACAAATCAAGACACAATTCACATCGTCGACCTTAACGAGTCTCATCTATTCGAGGAGACTGGTAGTCCGACATACGTCACCTTTGAAGAGCCAAATGGCAAGGTTGCGTTAAACATCGTGATGTACGGAATGTTCGCTTATACCTCGCTGCGCTATCCAAAAGCGTTTGCTCAAATCAACGGCACTGGTTTAGCTACACCTAGCTTCTAGTGATAAAGGACCTCTGGGGAGCCTCGAAACTCCCCAGTGGTTATAACCATTCAGAATTTCTAAAGAGGTGGTACTAATGTGCGATGGTGGAGCTGTCACCTTTAATACAATGCCTCGTTCGATGTCACCTGTCCCTGATACCGATGGAGATTCTGAATGGCTATAACTAACGGATATACAACCCTCACAGCAATGAAAACCTTTTTATCCATTGCAGATAACAGCGACGATACTTTGCTAGAAGGAATGGTCGAAGCGGCCTCGCGCAGTATTGATCGCATTGCCAATAGAAGGTTTTATTTAGATGCAAATGCCTCCGCTCGTCAATATAGGGCCTACAATGAGGTCATAGCGTATGTCGATGATATTGGTACAACATCTGGTTTACTTGTAGCGCTTGATGAAGATGGCGACGGAGTATTTGAAACCAGTCTCACTCTTAATACGGATTATTTATTAGACCCACTGACTGCTAGTTCCTTAGGACGTCCTTTTACTCAATTAACCATCGTCAACACGACTTATACTTGGCCTGTCTTTCCAGGAATCTTTAGCAACGGCTTACGGCCAGGCGTTCAGGTCACAGCTAGATGGGGCTGGCCTAGCGTCCCAGATGATATTGAAACGGCCTGTCAGATACTTACGGCCGATTTATACAAGCGCAAAGATTCGCCAGGCGGCATCTTAGGTTTAGGCGACCTCGGCGCTATTCGTATGTCACCTTTAGGCCGCGACGTTACTGCAATGGTTCGTGCGTATAAAAAGGAAGTGGCGGCCTAATGGTTCCTTCTACCGTTCGACAGAATTTGAAAGCTCGTCTAGCTACTATCAGCGGTTTAAAAACTTACGATCACATCCCAGACTCCATTGCCGTACCAGCAGGAGTCGTAGGTCAATTAGATTTGACCTTTGATACCACCTTTAATCGTGGTTATGACTCTGCAACTTGTACAATTCTGCTCATCGTAGGCAGAATGAGTGAGTCCGCAGGGCAAACAAAGCTAGATGGATATCTAGCGTCTACAGGTTCGACCTCAGTGAAAGCCGCTATTGAGGGCGATCAAACGTTAAGCGGCGCAGTACAGACACTTCGCGTGACGCAAGCCAGCGCAGGGTCGGTGCAAGTTGCCAACATCGATTACTTGGCGTATCGATACGTGGTAGAACTGATCGGCTAACAAAGGAGAAAAAAAATGGCCATCTTTATGGGTAACAAGGTGTCGGTAATCGTCGGCTCTACCTCCACCATTACAGATCACGTGAGCGCAGTCAGCCTCTCGAGAGAAGTAGACGCGGTGGAAATCACAGCAATGACCGACACAGTCCAAAATATAATCGGAGGGATTGAAAGACCAACTTTGACGTTGGAACTTTTTAACGACTTCGCAGCTTCCAGCGTCAACTCATTATTTGAGGATGCGCTTGGAACTAAGCTCGCAGTAAAACTCATTCCTGTAGCAGGAACAGTCACAGCGACTAATCCGTCTTACAGTATGAGCGTACTTGTTTCACAATGGCAGCCAATTAACGGCGCTATCGATGCTCCAATGACAGCGAGTATTACACTTCCTGTTACGGCCATCACTAAGTCGACATCCGCGTAATCTAATTAGTAGGGGGCAGTTATGGCTACACAACAGATTAAAGTAGTTAAGAAAGACGGCAAAGAGGCGCTATATGACCTTACGCCATCCGCTAAAGTGGCCTTTGAAAGTCACTTTAAAATTGGATGGCGTAAGCGTCTACTAGATGAGCAACGTGACAGTGATCTATGGTGGTTTGCGCACTATTTGATTACCGCCAAAGGCGAAACCACGCTGCCTCTTGATGATGCGTTTTTAGATCAATATAAAGACGTTGAGTTCGTTCTTGACTTAAAAAATGGATAGACCGACGCGGCGATATATGGGAAGTCGCAGCCGTGTCGGTAGCTACAGGCATAGCGCCAAATGAGCTTCTCAATTGCGATCCCAATATATATGCGGCTATAAAATTTATTCTGTCAGAGCAATCTGAGGCAAGGCGCAACACTAGGGCGGTTAAGAGGAGAAGGTAATGGCTAAAGGTTCAAGTCTAGTCATCACTGAATTCGACGACTTTATGAAACAGTTACAAGCGCTCGGCCCACAATTTAAAAAAGACTTCGATAAAGGTTTACGTCAAGCGGTTTTGCCTATGGCCAAACTGGCGCAAGCCTTCGTTCCTAACGATATAAGTTATAACAGCAGATACGTATTTAGTCCGCAGGAACCCACCTACCAAAGCGCTGCGTGGATAGACGATACAGAGCATCGTTCGCGTGATTCGCAACGTTGGACCTGGCGACCTGGCGAAGTTCGCAAAGGCATCGTTGTAAGGCGTAAGAGTACTCGACGTGTTCCTGCTGGTTATAACAAGGTGGCTGTCAGCGTTCTGTCTTTAATTAATAACACCGCCTCTGGTGCCATTTATGAATTAGCAGGTTCTGGTAAGCGCAGGAGAGGTACTAACAGATCGCGCAACCCTAACGCTCGGCAAGACTTTTTAACCTTTTTTCCAAAGGTAGCAGGGCGACCAAAACGCTTAATTTATAGGGCCGAGGCTCAAACAGGCGATAAGGTACGCGAAGAGTTAGTCAAAGTGATTGACCAGCGTTTGCTGAAATTCGTGAGGAGCTGATATGGCAAAACAAGTCTCCATTGATTTTCTCACGCGCCTTAAAGATAAGGGTTTTAAAGATTTAGAAAAAGCATCAAAGAAACAATCAAGCGTACTTGCTGGTTTAGGTAAACAACTAGCGGCTGTCTTTTCTGTTGCTGCCGTTGTTAAGTTTGGCAAGGAATCTGTTAGGGCTTTCCAAGACGCGCAAAAAGAAGCAAATCAACTGAGGACGCAACTTAAAAGCTTAAACTTAGGTTTTGCCCAGTTGCAGATTAGCGACTTTATTCGCGATCTTGCTTTAGCTACAGGTGTCACTGGTGGCGCTTTGACTGATGCATTTATTACTTTATCTCAAGCCACAAATGATGTGACAAAGGCGCAAAAACTATTAAAGCTTAGTTTAGATATCAGCGCTTCTACAGGTAAAGATTTAAGAACAGTAACTGTAGCCTTACAAAGAGCGCAAGCAGGTCAGCTGTCAGCCTTAACCAGATTACAAATAGGTTTCACATCGGCGACTTTAGAGGGCAAAGATTTTGATGAGGTACTAGCTGATTTACAGAAAAAATTCAGTGGATCGGCGTTAGTAGCAGCCGATACCTTTGAAGGCAAAATCAATCGGCTTAAGGAAGCAGTGGAAGAGGCTAAAGAGGCCTTTGGCGAAAGTCTGGTTGAGGGTATAGAAGCCAGCAATGTATCTGTTGAAACACTCCAGAAAAACATCATCGATTTAGGAGCTTCTCTAGGAAATATTACAGGCAAAATTATCGCCTTTAACCAGTCTGTTATCCAGGACGTCACAAAGGAATTTGAGGAGGACCAGGGTTACTTTGCATCCTTCGTAAAGTCATTAGTTAAAACAAACAAAGAACTTGCAGCCATAGATGGTGGAAGGCTAAGAGCAGCTACAAGAGCGCAAGCTCAAATAAGAAAAGTCGAAGCGGAAAATGCTAAGAACGTTAAGAAAACTATAAACATACAGAAAAAGGCAGATGCCGATAAGAAACGCGCAGCGGAACTAGAGCGCCTCAGAAACCGTATCTCCTACAAGTTTGACATTGATGCCATCAATTTAAACGCCGCCCTGCGACGCGATCTATCTATTGAGGACAAATCTAGAGTTCTGGAATTGGCCGCTTTAAAAAAGTCTGAGTATCAAACTGAAGAGGAAGCCATCAAAACCTTAACTGCGGCCATAGAAGCAACCTCAAAGATAAAGCCAGATATAAAGTTTAACGATAACTTAGATGATATTTTAGAAAAGTTGAGAAAACTGATTGAGGGTAAATACAACATAAGCATTGGAGCGACAATCACCGTACCTAACATTCCAACGCCTGGCGGTTCTGCTAGTGCAGGTGGATTACCGCCAACCTTTGATCCAGGTGGATTCAGAAAGAAAGACGAAGGTGGCACAGATTTACCTGTAAAACCACCATTCGCAAAACCGCCTGGTATTGATTTACCAGGTGAGGTTGGCGGCGAACCTGCCACAGCTTTCCCTCGACCCTTTGTACCTGACACAGGCAGTTTTAGATTCTTTGAGGAGAATCAAAACAGTTCTTTGCGAAACTTATATGACAGCACCTCTGTGCCTTCTAATTTTGACCCATCCTCATTTAGATTCTTTGAGGAAACAGGATTTTCAGCTCGAGGAATGGAAACGCCATCGTTCTTTGATCCAGCGCGCTTTAGAGCGCGCGATGAAGGCGTGGTCGTAAATGTAAACGTACAAGGATCAGTGGTTGCTCAAAACGACCTAGTAGCGGCTGTCACCGATGCCGTTTACGCTACGCAGCGCTCAGGTAACAATCTACTGCTGGCAGAATAATGACAACAGGAGCTGTATTTAACTGCACCATAGATTTTAGCAACGGTGCAAACTTTGACCCTAGCCTTGTATTGGACGATCCCTCTACGCCACTAGACCAGTCTGTTTTAGGTACTAGCGCATCTGAAATTGTAGATGTAAGTCAGTATGTACTTAAGGCAGCAGTCAGGCGCGCGTACAACCGCACCTCAGATAGTTTTACCGCAGGTAATGCCGCAGTTCGTTTGGTAGATGAAACAGGACTATTTAATCCTGCAAACACCTCTAGTCCTCTCTTTGGCAAAATATTACCGATGCGAAAGATTAGATTCATTGGCGAATATAATGGTGTGGAATATGCGCTGGGATCTATGTATGTACAGTCCTGGAAGTACCAAAGTCCCACAGGCTTTGATCCTGCCTATGTAGACCTTAACTGCGTCGATGGTTTTCAGCTTCTTAATTTAGCTAGCATTAGTACCGTTACAGGCGGCACGGCTGGTCAAACAACGGCTGAACGTATAACCAGCATATTGGACGAGGCCGAATGGCCTGGAGGAATGAGATCTATTTCCACCACGGCCACGACGACCGTACAAGCCGACACAGGGGCCACTAGAACGGCCCTGGCGGCCTGTCAGACGGTCGAATCGACCGACCTGGGGGCTTTCTATATGAACCAGCAGGGATACGCCACGTTCCTAAGTAGAAACGACATTATTGCCGCCTCTGGGGCCACGGCCACGGTCTTTAGCGATACAGGCGCTGGAGGCACTATTAACTACCAAAGCGTGTCCTTTGACCTTAGTGACTTTGGCCTAATCAATAGCTGCACGGTTACTAGGACAGGCGGTACGCCTCAGACGGTAAACAACGTCGACAGTATTGATATCTACTTTAAACACAGCCGTAATAAAACCACAATTGCTCAGACCGATGCCGATGCATTGAACCAGGCGCTGATGATTGTAGCTAGTCGCCAAGAGGTAGGGGCAGACCTACGAATGGAAGCGTTAACGTTGGATGCCTTTGATGGATCAAATAGCGCGCGAGTCATTGCTGCTTTAGACCTGGATGTATTTGATCCCATAGAAGTTATACAAACATTACAGGGAGGCACCGTCACAAGTGACACGGTAATCACTGGCGTGGCCTACGACATAACCCCTAATTCATTCCAGACTACGTTCACAACCGCTCAACCCTTCGCAAGTGGCTTCGTGCTAGACTCTAGCGTCGACGGCTTGCTTGATGAGGATTCTCTAGCCTACTAAGGAGAACAATGGCAAAACAAACTTTCACAACTGGTCAGGTACTGACCGCCGCACAACAAAACTCGCTGCAGTCAAATGACTTTAATCAAACCGTGAGTGTTAAAACTGCTAATTACAGCTTGCTGGCAGCTGATAAAGGTACGCGCATAGAATTCAATACTTCAGGATCGGTGACCTGCACAGTAAATAGCGGCCAGTTTGATGCTGGCGATACGCTGATAATTCAGAACCGTGGTGCTGGAACTGCGACTATAACGGCAGGAACTGCCACTGTTAATACTTCAGCTTCATTAGCTTTGGCGCAATACAGCGCAGGAACTCTTTACTTCGTAAGCGATTCAGCCGCTTTATTCTTTGGCGACGCAGCAGGTATATCAGCATCTCTTATAGACGCAAAGGGTGATCTAATAGTCGGTACTGCAGACAATACTGTGGGACGCTTAGCAGTCGGCACAAATGGCCACACACTTGTAGCGGATTCTGCGGAAACCACAGGCTTGAAGTGGGCTGCCCCTGCTGGTGGTGGCAAGGTGTTGCAGGTAGTTGGCGCTACAACTTCAACTGCTACAACTAGCACAACTAGCACACCTGTTGATACGACATTAACCGCATCAATCACACCAACTGCATCAAATAGCAAAGTTTTAGTTTTAATTTCACAAAATGGCGTTGGTCGTAATGCGGCAGGAAATGCACAAAGTGGAACTTT